TTTGTGAAGCATGTTTGGCCTCAGTTCATTGAGGGTCGTCATCATAAGATCTACGCGCAGAAGCTTCAGGATGTTGCTGACGGCAAGTTGAAGCGTTTGATAGTGAACATGCCTCCGCGTCATACGAAGTCGGAGTTTGCGTCGTATTTATTTCCGACGTGGCTGATGGGTCGTCGCCCTGATTTGAAGATCATTCAGGCCACGCACACGGCTGAGCTTGCTGTTGGTTTTGGTCGCAAGGTGAAGAACCTGATTGATAGCGATGATTTTCGTGATGTGTTTCCGAACGTGAGTTTGGCGTCTGACGCGAAGGCGTCTGGTCGTTGGAGCACGAACGGTGGTGGTGAGTATTACGCTGTTGGTGTTGGTGGTGCTTTGGCTGGCCGTGGTGCTGACTTGGCGATCATTGACGACCCTGTTTCTGAACAGGATGCTTTGAGTGTGACGGCGTTGGACAACATTTATGAGTGGTACACGTCTGGTCCTCGTCAGCGTTTGCAGCCCGGTGGTGCGATTATCATTGTGATGACGCGTTGGTCGATCCGTGATTTGACTGCGAAGGTTTTGGCGAAGCAGAGTGAGCGTGGCGCTGACAAGTGGGAGGTTGTTGAGTTCCCTGCGATTATGCCGTCTGGGGATCCGTTGTGGCCTGAGTTTTGGTCTTTGCCGGAGCTTGAGAGCGTCAAGGCGTCGATTCCTGTTGGCAAGTGGAACGCGCAGTACATGCAGAACCCCACTGCTGAGGAGGGGGCGATCATCAAGCGTGAGTGGTGGAACATCTGGGACAAGGATGAGCCGCCGCCGTGCAGTTATGTGATTCAGAGTTATGACACGGCGTTCAGCAAGAGTGACCGTGCTGACTTTAGTGCGATCACGACGTGGGGGATATTCCACGATGATGAGACGCGTGAGGATCATATTATTTTGTTGGATGCGGTACGTGGGCGCTGGGAGTTTCCGGAGTTGAAGTCTCAGGCTCAGGAGTTGTTTAAGCTGTATGATCCGGACATGATTTTGATTGAACAGAAGGCGAGTGGGATGCCTCTGACGCAGGAATTGCGTCGTATGGGTATTCCTGTGACGCCTTTTACGCCGAGTCGTGGTGCGGACAAGTTCACGCGGATGCACGCGTGCGCTCCTGTGTTTGAGAGCGGCATGGTTTGGGCTCCGGAGACCAACTTTGCTGACGAGGTTATGGAAGAGTGCGCAGCTTTTCCCAACGGGGAACATGATGACTTGGCTGATTCCATGACTCAGGCTATACTGCGCTTTAGGCAGGGAGGGTTTATCACCACTCCTACGGACTATGATGATGACGATGAGCTTGCCTTTAGTCGTCGTCGGCGTGAGTACTACTAGGAGAATGACTCATGAATCGCACTGCCCCTTCAAAGGATGAATTGTTGGACATGCTTGCCAAGTTGTCGGCGGGTCCTGCTACGGAGACGGCTCCGACGCGTTCATTGCGTCCGCAGGGTCGCCCTAAGATGAGTATGTCGCCGCAAGCTGTGGGGCGTTCGTTGCGTCCTCCCACGAAGGGTGCGCCTCCTGAAGCCGTTCGTGCTTTGGAGAGTGCGATGCGTATGTCTGAGCTTGAGGGCGAGGCAGAGGAGATTCTTCGCAACAAGGGTGCGAAGGGTTACATGGGTGGCGGCAAGGTCCGTGGCTACAAGAAGGGTGGCTGCGTGATGAAGGGCCGTGGCGGCAAGTTTAAGGGGACATTCTGATGGCTGGTAGCATGTCGAAGCGCCTTGATCAGAAGGGCAAGACGCCTTCTGTGAAAAAGACCCGCAAGATGCCCAGTGGCGCGCAACAGTATGTTCGCGGCGAAAAAACGGCGGATCGCCTCCAAACGCTGATTGACTTGGGTATGGATCGTTCTCAAAAAATGCCCATGGGCCCGGAGCGTCGGAAGACGTTTGACATGGAGAGGCAGCGGGGCGACGCGTTTCTTGACGAGTCTAAGAAGAGCAGAGAGGACTTCAAGAAAGAGGCTCGTGGCTACAAAGACGGCGGCGCTGTTTGTCAGGGTGGTCGCAAGGCTATGGCTGGCACAAAGTTCCGTGGAGTTCGATAATGCCTAAGATCGTCATCAACATTGACATGGAAGAGCTGAAGAGCGGTATCAACCAAGTCGTTGATGACGACATTGAGGCTTTCGAGTTTGAAGAGGAAGAGGTCGCCTTTGTGTGTCCTCTGTCCACGCAGGACGCTGACCTGAACGAGGAAAATCGCAAGGCTGCGATGAAGGAAAACTCCTATGGCCCTGCTGTGGGCAACTGGGAGAGTAAGAACCAGAAGTGTGGCAACTGTGAGTACTACAACATCAAGTCTGCCATGATGGGCTGCATTCGTGATGGCCTTGGCATGGATGAAGACGCGAAGGTTGGGTACTGCGAGGAGTTGGACTTCACGTGCGCTGCGGACAATGTCTGCAACGAATGGGAAAAGGGTGGCCCAATCAGCGACTTTGACGATGTTCGTGAAGGTCCGATTGAGGGCGGCGAGAGGGATATTTTCTGATGGCAATTGAACCGGGCATGGGTGCTGGCGGTCCTGCGGATTTGCCGATGATTCCGGACCAGCCGACTGCGGTTGATTTCTTGGAATTGCCGGAGACGCCCGGTATTGCTGAGTTTGACGATGGCAGCGCCATTGTTGGTGAGTATGAGGAGGATCTTCCTCCCATGCCTGAGGTGCCGTTTGACGGCAACTTGGCCGAGGTCATTGACGAGGCTGTTCTGGGGCGCATTGCTTCTGAACTGACTGGCCAGATTGAGGATGACCTTTCGTCCCGTGAGGAGTGGGAAGAGACGTACAAGAAGGGCCTAGAGTTCCTTGGCATGCAGACTGAGGAGCGCTCAGAGCCGTTTGAAGGCTCCTCAGGCGTCGTTCATCCTCTTTTGGCTGAGAGTGTCACCCAATTCCAAGCACAGGCCTACAGGGAGCTCCTGCCGTCTACAGGGCCTGTCCGGACGCAAGTCATTGGTGCGCAGAACGAGATGCTTGTGAAGCAGGCAGAGCGCGTCAAGGACTACATGAACTACATGATCACCTATGAGATGGACGAGTATGATCCTGAGTTGGATCAGATGTTGTTCTATCTGCCGGTTGTGGGTTCGACCTTCAAGAAGGTGTACTTTGACCCTTTGAAGGGACGTGCTGTCAGTAAGTTCATCCACGCTGAGGATCTGGTTGTGCCGTATGGCGCGACGGACATTGCGTCGTCGCCGCGTGTGACGCACCGGATTACGATGGATTCGAACGAGGTCCGCAAGCTTCAGCTGAGCGGTTTTTACCGTGACATTGATCTTCCTTCCTCTTCCACCTCCTCTGTCGATTTTGATGGTGTGACTGAGGAGGTGGACGACATTCAGGGCGTTCACCCTGCCGGTCAATCGACTGATCTGACGCTTTATGAGGTCCACACGTCTCTGGATATTGAGGGCTTTGAGGACTTGGGTGCGGATGGCATGCCGACTGGCCTTCGTCTGCCGTACATCGTGACGATCTTGGCTGACACGAACGATGTTTTGTCTGTCCGTCGCAACTATGTGCAGGAGGATCCTGTAAAGCGTTCGAAGCAATACTTCGTGCATTACAAGTTTCTCCCCGGTCTTGGCTTCTATGGCATGGGTTTGACGCACATGATTGGCGGTCTGGCTCAGGCATCTACGTCGATTCTTCGTCAGCTGATTGATGCTGGCACACTGTCGAACCTACCTGCTGGCTTTAAAGCGCGCGGTGCGCGTATCCGTGATGAAGATTCTCCCCTTCAGCCCGGTGAATTTAGAGACATTGATGTGGTAGGCGGGACCCTGCAGGCCTCTTTGATGCCCCTCCCCTTCAAGGAGCCTTCAGGGACCCTTTATAACCTGCTTGGCAACCTCGTAGAGGCTGGTCGTCGCTTTGCGTCGATGGCTGACATGAAGGTTGGCGAGATGGGTGGAGAGACGCCTGTTGGCACGACCATGGCAATCATGGAGCGTGGCACGAAGGTTATGTCGGCCATTCACAAGCGGCTGCATTACTCTCAGAAGATCGAATTCAAGCTTCTGGCGAAGATCTTCTCCGAGACTGTGCAGGCGTATCCGTATCAGGCGGACATGATGTCTGGTCCGGAGATTTTCATTCAGGACTTCGATGCGCGTGTTGACGTCCTGCCGGTCAGCGATCCGAACATCTTTTCGATGTCTCAGCGGATTGCCTTGGCACAGCAGGAGTTGCAGCTGGTTCAGTCCAACCCGGAGATACACGGTGGCCCACAGGGGCTCTACGCGGCGTACAGGAAGATGTACGAGGCTCTGGGCGTTACGAACATTGATGCCATCCTGCCGCCGCCTCCGCAGCCACAGCCTGTGAATCCTGCGATGGAGAACAAGATGGCTCTGCAGGGTGCGCCGTTGCAGGCCTTCCCTGATCAGGATCATCAGGCCCATATTGAGGCTCACATGGCGATCCTATCGACGCCTGCGACGGAGCTTAACCCTGCTGCTGTGCTGTCTTTGCAGGGGCACATTCAGGAGCACATTGGTCTTCTGGCTGAGGCTCAGGCCCAACAGGAAATCATGTCGCAGATTCCGCCGGAGCAGATGCAGATGATGCAGCAGCAAGCGCAGATGGCACCGCCGCAGATGGGGCCACAGGGCCCGATGCCTGTTGATCCGATGGCGCAACTTCAGCCGCAGATTGCTGCACGTGCGGCCCAGCTTATCGCTGAGCTTACAGAGCAGTATGCACAGTCTGTTGCGCCCAAGGATCAGGGCGATCCGCTGGTGGAGATTCGCAATAAGGAGCTTGACCTGAAGGCGATGGACATCCAGCGCAAAGCTCAGGAGTTTGAGGCGCGTCAGGGCTTCGACCGTGAGAAGGAAATGAACGACATGCAGGTCGCACAGCAGCGCATTGACGCGCAGAATCAAGCCATTGCTGAGCGGTCCCGTGTTGCCGAGGAGCGCATTCGCACGCAACGTGACATTGCGGCTCTGAACTACTCTGGAAGGAGGTAGGCGATGTCTTCGTCTGTACGTGAGAAGATCATTGAGCAAATCCGCGCGGCAAAGCGCAATGCAGGAGGTGCTGAAAATGCCGTTGAAGCGCGGGAAGAGCAACGAGGCAGTGAGCCACAACATCAAGCTGTTGATGTCGGAGGGGTATCCGCGAAATCAAGCAGCGGCGATAGCCCTAAGCCAAAGCGAAAAGCCCCGGCGAAAAAGCCAGCAGCCAAAAAAGCCGCAAAGAAAAGCTAGTGGCGGCGTCGTAAAGGGATTCAGCCCCATTGCGCGCCCCCAAAGATTTCAGGGAGTTTTCTGAATCTTTGGTAATCTGGCTTGTGTTTACCGCATAGTTTCATACTATATGCGGTATGGACGCAATATACCTAGCAGATCACTTGTTGAAGAGCATACGGGAGCGTGAATCCCGTATGAAGGACAAGCTTGTGGATGGTTCGATCTCCTCTTGGGAGGAGTATCGGTACGTCGTAGGCGAAATACGCGGCATGGCCTACGTAGAAGACGAAATAAGGTCCGCGATGAAAGGTCTTGAGTATGACGACGACTGATAGTCCGTTGTCTTCCCCGCTGAATTTGGCGTTTGGGAAGAGCGAAACCAGCAAGAACGAGGATGATCCATCCAAGATTGAGCCGTCTGCCATTGAGCGACTGCCTCAGCCCACTGGATACCGGATGCTGATTATCCCCTATTACCCCAGTGAGAAGACCAAGGGCGGTCTGTACGTGCCTGATCAGGTGCGTGACCGTGAGGCTTTTGCGACTGTCGCTGCATATGTCGTGAAGCTTGGCCCTGACGCTTACGGAGATGCGGGAAAATTCCCAACAGGTCCTTGGTGTCAGGAAAAGGATTGGATTCTTATAGGAAGATATGCTGGGAATCGGTTCAAAGTGGAAGGTCTTGAGGTAAGAATTATAAATGACGACAACGTCATAGCCAAGATTCTTGACCCTAAGGACATTTCCTATGTATAAATCAACTCAAGTGAAGGGGCTTTCAGATGGCTGAGGCAGCTATGAAAGATGATGATGATGTCATTGAATCGACTGCGGTCGAAGTTGATGATGATTCTGAAGAAGAAACCCGAACAAATGTTCGGGATGATGACTCTGACGACGATTCTGGCTCTTCCAAGTCAGGCGATGACGAACTTGCCAGCTATAGCGAGTCTGTTCAGCGCCGCATCAACCAGCTGACGGCAAAGCGCAAGCAGGCTTCGGAAGAAGCGGCTGCGGCATATCAATATGCCGAACAAGTTCGTCAAGAAAACGAACAAATGCGCGCCCG